TTAATTCTTTCGCATTTTTTTTAAAATCTAAGGCGTATAATTTGAACAGTTCCCGATTGTACCAATGAAGGTTCTGCAAATGTAATTCTATTTTTTGATAAGATTCTTCTGGATCGGTTTCCACGATTGGAACCTCCTGATCATTCTCCAGCAGTTCTGTATAGTTTCTGTAATTCTTAAAAAAATTGCTTCGGTCACTTTTGATCATATTAAGCATAATCCGAACCATGTAATACTTCAGTTCGTTCCGCTGGTACAAGCCAATCAACTTCTCCTCCTCCATTTCGCAGAGGATTAAAAACACTTCGGATTTCAAGTCCGCTTGTAGTTCTACTGGCTGCATCTTTTCAAATGCCTCATTCACTGATTTTGATTCCCAAAATTCAGTTATGATCTTATTCCTAAGCATTTATTTTTTTCACTGCATTTTCACTGATTCATCAAAGTTAGGCATTATTGTCGGACTTTCGCAAATGCCTCATTTAAACAATCTTATCAGATCCTGAATATCCTCCATTGTTTTGACGTTGGTTGTAATCCATTCATCAAAAAATTGAATTTCAAGGATATTATTTCCGTAGAAATTAATACTAAACTTTTCATCGGTGTAAGTGTAGTCATTAAATACTCCATCTTCTGGATAAGATGTATCTACAAATCCCATCTCAATTAATGCCTCTGGTGTAATTGGTGTTTTCATAGTTTCCTAATTTTTGTATAATCATTGTTAAACTCGCAATCATTCAAAGTATCTATCCGTTGTTTGATGCAGCGGATGAATAGGGCCCGGCGGTTGTCGGGGATTTTTGTGAGTTCGTAGATTTCTGAAGGTTGAAGGCGGTCAATGATTTGCCAGGCTTTTGATAAGTTTTTGTCTGTTTCCATCTTAATAGGTTAATAGGATAGTTAATAGGATAAATTTTTCTATCCTATTAAGATTTTTCTTGGCTGATGATAGCTTAAAGTGCATATTTATATAATCTTAATAACTTAATAGGATAAATATATATAATTAATGTTTCTGTATAAATGTATCATGTTTTTTTTTGTTGCTATGTTGTAGAAATAAACTAACTCACTTTTACCTATTATCCTATTAAGCTATTAAGGTTAGAAACTAAAGTCTTGAGTTTCAACGCTTTGAGAGTTTAATCGGATAACCTCGTACCTATTAAGAATTACCCCATTTATAGATTTTGACTTAGATTTTCCAAAAACTTTTGCTAATTCCATACCGAATTTTCTCATCGAATGTATTTTTTGTTTCGTATTTGCTTCAATAAAATCTTTGATTTCTGTGGCAGTCATCCATTCAGAATAGCCACCTTGATCGGAAGATTTAAAGAATTTTAGTATCAATTCACGTTCAAAAGCTATGCTCTGGAAGTCTTTACCAACGCCATCAAGCAGGGCAAGTTCATCCTTTGTCAGCTGCCATTCCTCGTTTGATTTATAGGCTCGGTAAACCTCCATAAAGAGTTCATCTTTATCAATGGAGTTGTAGAGTTCGTGATCAATACTAAGTACCTCAATAGGTAAGATTCTTGTGTTGCCGGTAGGATCATTTATAATTTCGGGATCATTTGATGTACCGCATAGAACCGCCAGGCGTTTAAAATCTTCGTTTGATCTGGCATAAGGTGCGCGTAATGAGAAAATAGATTTTGATGTAAGTTCCTTAAATCGTTTCTCATCCTGCTTTGATTTACCACCCATCTCATCATCCATTACGATTAGCTTTTGGCACATCAATATGTCATCATCCTTTCCGGCATCCAGCTTTGATTCCGCGTAATATTTTTTTAGTTCATCAGGAAGTAAGCGCCTAAACCATTCGGTTTTTCCTGAGTTTTGACCTCCAACTAATGACAAAACTGATCTAACTGGGTTTCCTTTGTATGCAGCGATTAAAGAAATTAGCCATTTGCGGACAAATATTTCCTTCATTTCGGTATTCGATCGGATGCACTTTGCCAAATTTGTAATATTTCCTACTGATTTTCGGTGCAAATTTTTGTTAATGTATTCCGTAATTGGGTTGTATTCGCTAATAAAATCGCTAAAAATATAGGATTCGACCAAATCTTTAGTAATATCCTTGGTATTAAAAAACATTCGGGCCCTTAAATAAATGGAGTTAATCCGTTCCCGGCGCACTTCGTTACCTTTCTCTTCAATTATGCGCGTGATAGAATTTACTTTCATAGGATGATTCTGTTTCATCCATTCTGTAAGTGCTTGAATTAAATGGTCGGGATCTCCAGAAGCTGACTTTATAGAAATATCATCTCGATTAAAAACCTCGCTTACTAATTTACTGGCTTGTTTTGCATCAACTCCAGTAATCTGTTCAATCTGTTTTTTTACTTCCTCTTGACTTTGCCCGGCACGTTTACCAAGTGTTGCAACTTGTACTGCTTTCTTTTGACTTTCTGGTGCATGTATGCCGACTTGCTTTAGCATCCAGTAAAACGTACCAGCGGTTATGCCAGAATTTTTGCCTTTTAAACAGATAGTAAATTGCTTATCTGCATGGCGTGAATCATACTTCTCAGATACTGAGCAAAGCGCGTGAAAGTATTCTCTGCCTTGTTCCTCGAAGCCTTGCGCAAGTGCAAAACCTAATTTTAAATATGAATCGTAATCTGGTGCAAGGTTATGGCCCAAGTTTACACATTCCTGCACCATTTCAGCGACCTGTGAGCCATCCACTACAATAGGCAATGATTTGCTTACATACTTTTTTTCTGTAAGCGTACGCGCAATCTTTGACCTCTCATTTGTTATGAGTTCCGGATCGTATGAAACAAATCTAAGCGATGCCACGTTTTGCGGTGCGGAATCAATTACAATACCAAACTGCTGAAAGTAATAGTTGCGCAACCAGTTAAAAGATTCTTTATGCTTTTCGGGATTTATCTTAACTACTATGGCAAGACCTCCTCCGGATGCGGACTTAAATAAGGAGTAGGTATAAGGATCTGTAATCAATGCCGACTTATCGGAAAAATGATCAATATCAATCTGAATAAATCCGGAATGAGCAATCAACAATTCTGCTTTTCGTTCAGTAAATATTCCCGAAATGGTAACTGCTGGTAATTTCTTTTTTAGCGCATCCCGATTTGCTTTATCAAGTTCGGTTCTTATCCGTTCAATCTGAGATTTGTACTTTCCGGACTTAATGGAATTTAAAAAGTCTGCAATAGATATTTTTGCATCTGATAAATGAGGTCTGCCCTTTTCTGGCAGCGAATTAAATAGCGAAATATCCATAATTAAAATAACCCCCCTGCTCTAAAGAAGTCGCTACAACGCCCCCATCGAATGATGAGTAAACAGAACAGGAGGGAATTTTTTAATATCTTCATGACGTTGTAGCTGACGTGCAATTTACAAATTATTTATATATTCCTCAAACTTTCTTTTCGCCTGATCAAAACCTTCCGCAAAGCAAACTGACCAGCCTAAAGTTCTAAGATACTGGTGCATTTCTGCTTGTTCCTGCACATGCTTTTGTGATGATAAACTTCCATCCTTTAAGAAAGTCCCGGAGTCCAGGCGTTTCATCTCAATCATCAATCCGCAGTAATTGCCAACCTTGTGATAAATCTGAATATCGGGCCAGGCCCTCCAAGGATCAATGATCAGTTTAATGTTTTGCATCTGTGGCGATAGTTTCCCGGCTGACTGAATATCTGAACGAAAACGAACATCGGGATGTTGCAGCTTTATCCATTTACAAAACGCTAACTGGGCCGACCACTCATGCTGAATCTTTGGCTTGTACGCCTTGTGGGATTTGTATTGGGATAGGGGATCGGTGTAGTCTATCATAATTAAAAATTTGTTTCAATCGCTTTAAATATTTGATATGGTATTTCTGGAATTACGGCATTTCCGAATCCATGTATAAGTTCTTTATCCAGTTCTTTGGAAAACCCATCATCCATTCGTACATTTTCATAGCTTGAATTGCTGTTAAACCGTTTAAGTGGAATTGATATAGGGATTTGTCTTGGTGACCGTTCCGATAATACTTTTTGTAAGATTCCACCTTGCTCAATAATATTTTTCCATCGCTTGACGCGGGAGTAGGCCACTCCGTAAATTCTTTCTCTGCGGTGCGGAAATCCGAATTGGGTAGCATAAAACAATCTCCATTCACAATCATACCCGAGCTTGTAAAGGTCGCAAAGGACAACTTCGAATCCTCTACTAAGGAGCATTGGGCTGTTTTCAAAGACAATGATTCCAGGTCTAATTTCCCCAACCAAACGCGCATATTCTTTCCATAACCCCGACCTTTCGCCTTTGATACTCTTTGCCCCCCCCCCTTTCTTTGATTGATTGGCAATTGATAAGTCTTGACATGGAAATCCTCCTGAAAGAATGTCAATTGATGATTTATATTTTTTTCCATTAAATTTTTGTATATCTCCATAACTATCAGTATTAGGAAAATTTCTTTTTAATATTTCTTGTTTGCCCGGTATCCATTCACAATGAAAAACATTATTCCATCCCATCCATTCAGCTGCTAAATCAAATCCGCCTATACCAGAAAATAGCGAACCATGATTTAATATTTTCTTTTGTCCTGAGTTTGCCATTCTTTTTGCATTTGTTTTACTCGTTCTTCAATCTCTGCCCTTTGCTCTGGGTACTTTTTCCAGAAAAATCGTTCACGTTCTAAGCGATAAGCGCGTAAGGCATCAGGTTCTCGGTAAGGCTTTGGCTTTGCTTTGTAGCTTTGTACCTTACCAAGTTCCTGCGCATCGCCTTGGCCATTGGTTTTAATCAGTTTTTTTGCCATAGTAATGTATCAAAGCATCATAAATATCATCAATACTATACTTCATTAATGATCTTCTTCTAAAGAAGTCCATTAATATTTTTTGGTGTTTATGGTTAAACATGGCTTTCTATCTCCTTATATTCCGCATCAAAGTTTTTATAAAACCTTCGCATATTGGCAATGCTTTTAAGAGAATAAATCACAGTTGTATGATGTCTATTAAACATTTTTCCTATTTTTTTTAGAGGCAATTCTGCTTTATGTCTAATTAAATCCTGAGCAACTTGTCTGGCAGTTCTGAACTCACTCCTGCGGCACTCGTTCCGTAATTGCTCAATAGTAATATTATAATGCTCAGATACAACAAGCATAATTCTGTGCGCTAAAGCCTCGTTTTCAGATAGCCTTATTTCTTTTTTAGATTGTTTATGTTCCTTGGCGCTTTTGATAGCACCTTGCAAATGTATGTAAGATAGTCCTGGCGCAATATAAAAATTTATCATGGTTTAGGTTTTAAACCCGGTTGTTAGCCGGGTATTGGTTAAAATGGAAGGTCATCATTTTTTGCGTTTGTTTTTTGCGCTGGTGCAGCTTTACTGGCATCAGGCAGTTTTGCATTACCGAAATATACCTTATCATCGGCCGCATCCTTTTTTGAGTTCAGCTGAAATGAAAGGATGTTCCCATATTGATCCGGTTCGTCATTCATCCAGACTGCTATATTCGCGTAAACTTTTCCGTTCTTTTCGGACTTGTTAAATGCGGAGTGTCCTGCTTTGAAAGCATCTCCGAGATCGGTCAAGCATATTGATCCGTGCATTGGTTTGTTTGCCATTAGATTGAGTTTAAAATTGAGTTTAAATATTCAGTTGATTGTTGTATTCTCTTTTCCGCTTGTTCAATGTCAGCGAACAAATTTGCACGTTCTAAACGAATACGTTTGAATTGATACTTGCCGGGATATTCGGGATGATAAGATATAAAATCGAACCACTCGCGCCCGGTTATTATCATGTAACCGATAATCTGCCAGTAGCACTCCTTGTAATCCGCTTTTAGATCAGTTGTAAGCGAGTGTACCAAATGAGCAGTAATTGTATAGGGGCATTTGATTTCAATGCCTCCTGCTTCATCTACCAAGCCATCAGGCGAACCTCCAAAGTTATCTCCATACGGAATGTAACCTGATTGCGTTACCTTAGTTTGAAAAACTTCCTCATAAATACCAATAGCGATCGGTTCGTGCATTACGCCCCAATCGGTGTACTTTGAACTGAAATCATCTTTGGCTGGTTTGCCAGTTAGCTTCTCAGCGATGCACTCCATCACATAGGTAATTGCGCCATCAGACAGTTTACCGGCTTCCTTGTCGGCTTTAGCTTTTGGCTCAGTCATTAGTCTGTGTAATTGACTACATGAGAAGCGGCCCATGCGCGATTGTATCCATTCTGGAGTGCGCTGGTTTTCGTTTTGTTGTCCGGTAATTATCATTGTTGCGCTGCTTTAATATCATCCATAGGTACTTCCTTGGAGTACATTCCGTTAAACTCAACATCAGATCCGCCATCGGTAAATAATTTACCAAGTTTCGAAGCTGCATTTTTTAGGGCCAGACTTTCAGCAGCTGGTGCATTTTTCTGAATCGCATCTTGAATGATGTTTTCAATCTCTAAAGGTTTAGATCCTTTGGCTAATTGAATCGGCCATGCACCAACGCCATCTAAGTTGCGCTGCCTTCCGGTAATAGGATTGAATATGGAAAGCGTTCCATAAACCAATACTGAGTTCGCCATAATTGAAACGGATTTAATCGACCAATCATAATCTTGGAAGATCGTAACCAAGTTGTTTTTTACCCTTTCAATCGGTTGATACTTCAATCCTTTGTGTTCGCGCATCCAGGATGATGGAGGGTTTGAATTTAACAAGGTGTTCAAACTATCCATCTTTACGGATAGGCCCAAATCTTTTACTATTGCTGGTAGATTTGGCTTTTTGTTTTCTGTACTCATAAAAATAAAAATGCCTTATGCCGGGTTTGGACTGGAAGATCCGCCCCCGAAATAAGGCTCTTAAAATGTTTTAAATACCGCTTCCAGTCGGTGTATCTAAATTAAAAAATTATTATGTCACTTGCAAATAAAACCTCACAAAAATCTCCATCACGAAAAACATAACAAGTAATATCATCACAAACATGATTGCCCAGAATGTGCGATCTTGGTTTGGTTCAGGATCCTCATGAAAATCCATCATCCCAATATCTCCTTCGCTAACCTTAGCGCCGATTCCTGCCCTTCGATATGACCAACTCCGCCTGGCTTAACTTTGTTAATGCCTTTGATCTTGTTTACTTGTGCATGAATATAGGTAGTCCATCGGTTAAATAACTGATCATCCATTGCAAGATACTTATGTTGTGGCATCCCGTTCTGCCATTCAATACGATGCCCATCTGGCATTACTGTGGTTTTAACTGCTAATATTCTCATGTTTCTCAAATAAATTGTTAATAGTTAAGATGTCATAATTCGGTAAGCTGCAAAAACTGCTCAAAGCAATAACGCTTCCATACTTCAAATCAATAAATGAGTAGCTACTGTTGAGTTCTTGGATGATATGCTTTATGGAACTCGGGTACAAATTAGCTTGGCTTTCTAAGGTTGCCTTATGCTCTGGCTTTAGGCGTTCATATAGGTTATTCATGTTCTTCATCCCTCCTGCGATCGTAATCATCGTGTTTATGGCATTTACATTTCTCAATTCGTGCATCGCAATATTCGCAATGCTCTGCTGATGTCTCTGTGCGCTCGTACAAGTCATCATAATAGGCGTCTAAATTCATTTTATTTTCTCAGTTAAATAGTCACATAATCCAGCTAATCCAATTAGGACTGCCAACATAGTAATAAAAAAGATCATAATTT